TAACAAAAAATAATTATGAAATTAAATTTTAATTTTAATCTTGTTGATCTAGATGGTCAAGAGATTGAGAATGCTAATACAGGAAAATTATTAGCAGCATCTTTAGTACAACAACCAAAAGGAGATGCTATGAAGTTTTGGGAAATGGCATTGAATTTAAATAAAGGAGAAACTATTGATCTAGATACGTCTGATCAACAGCTTCTTAAAACCTTTATTAAAGAAAATGAATCTCTCACTATATTAGCTAAAGGACAAATGTTACAAGTGTTTCAGAAAGACTAAACTATCAATCACTTGTTTTGCAGATATACCCCTATGGCATTCAAAATGTCTAGGGGTATTTTTATGTAAAGGGCACCAATCCCAATCCCCACGATCAAATTTATAATCAGGATTGTTCCAACATCCATGACACAATGTATCATTTGTTATCCTGATACAACTAAACTCATGGTCTTTTTCTGTAAAGTTAGCAATCATCACCACTTGTTTACCAAGAGCCCACGCTAACCAGCTGAGGCCTGAACTGAGCCCTATGAAAAACTGACTATAATATATGGTGTTTATAGTGTTATTCATAGAATAGTCTTCTAGTTGTGTACAGTTATCAAAAGGATTCTTTTCTTTAGACACATTAATCACTTTATATCCTTCTTTAACTAGATGATTAATCACTTCTTGCCACCCTTCTTTAGTCCAGAACTTACAGCCTGCTGTGGAGTTGGTTGCTATTGTAACATATTTACTATCAAATTTGTTACCAGAAGTGAATGCAATCCTAGGTTTAATCTCCTCAAAATCAAGACCTAATATATTAGTTGCAGCTTGTTGGAGCTTTATAGTATTTGGTAAAGCTGGTTCCTTATTAATATCATAATGCCAACCTAAATTATATTGAGCATAGATGTTATTAACAGATGTTCCTGGTTTTATAAATTCAAGTTCTGGATACACACTCTCAAACAAATAGTTATGGAATGTACTTACAATAACATCACAATTATGTTTATTCTTAAACTCTAAACAATAAGGTATCCAGGCTATACTATCCCCAAGAGAAGAACTATCAAAAGCGATATAAACTCTTTTGTTTTCTAGACTTAATACATTATTATATATCAATTTTTCATTCTCCCACACTTTAGTTGTCCATTTGGTATACCATTGTCTATTGAGCTTCACCCAATGATTAGCTTTTATAGTGTTCTGGTATTGTAGAACATCATGTTCATCGTAAAAACATATTTTAAATACGCTATCAGAAATTCCTTTTATTTCAAGAAATGGATTGTTAACAAAATGATGAACGATGGATACAGCACTCATTTTGACATCATTCATAATCACTTGTTTATATAAAGCAACATGATCATCTCTAAAATTTATAAATCCATCAGCAGGAACAGTGTATGTAACAGGTTGTTCTAAAGCTTCTTCTAATTGTTCTTTTAAGTTATCACCTATTGGTGTAATGTATTCATCAAACATTCCACAATATTGTGGTAGGTTTCTTGCTAAGATTTTACACTCATGACCAATAGCTTCTCTAATAACTAAAGGATTACATTCCCAAGTGCTATTAAACATAAATACATCTGAAGCCATTAAGAATTTATAAACATCGTCACGTTCTCCCCATATTTTACAATTATCTGGAAGATCTAATATTATTGGATACCAATATTCTCTAAAGTTAGGAGCCATGTTTCCTACAAAATGAAACTGTACATCAGGCATTTGTCTTGCTAGTTCAACAGCTTCTTTCTGATTCTTTCCTGAAGTCCATAGTCCAACATTTACAACATGTTCTTTTGAGAAATCAAATCCAAGATCAAACATAGCTTCATCCCATATACATTTTTTATTCTTCAAATCCTCTATTGGAAACTCAATCACTTGCTTATAAGAATCTGTGTTATTGAATGTCTTTAAGTGATATGGTGTGCAGAAAGCATATGCATCTGGATGAAATATTTTATCATTTGGATTAAATGATACATCATGACAAGTTTCAATGATACGATATGATCTGTTTGGATTGTATAATGATACAATCATTTCCCTATTCAGTCTTTCAGACATTTCATCTATATGGATGACATCAGGTTTCCAATCATTTATGAAATCAAATAGTTCCATTTTATTCTCCCATAGTGTACGGAAGTTTGGATTCACGATATTCATTATTTGATTTCTCTGAACAACATACTCAATACCATAACATTGATATTCTACAACAAATATATCAACATCACCAGAGGTTTGTAAAGCTTCTATTCTTTTCAATAAGAATGCTGGCATTCCTCCTGTAGATAAGTGAGGTGCTAGAAATAATATTTTTAATTTACTATTTAGTTTAGCTATCATTTTATTCATGATTGTACCATTTTTTTCTCCATGAAAGAATAATAAATTTGATTTAGTCTTAGGAATCTTCACCCATTCTCTAATATGATTATCTTTACCAGTGAAGCCAAAAGTGTCATACACTTCATTGATAGTATCATATGATCCATTTACATAGATGTATGGAAGACCTACATGTATATTCATCTTCCATAATAAAACATTAACAATAGTTTCTTCGTGATAGGGGGCATAATGTGAAGGATTAGCCAACACTTCTGGATGAATGCACATCTCATACCACTCATTTAAAAACTCTATACAATTCTGTCCAGATACAAAATAACCAGTTTGTCTATATTTCTGTCTTACATATTGGTTAACGTTAAACAACATGCATGCTGGATGCTCTAATGTTGTTGATAAGTCTTCTCTACTCTCTGCTCCTCCTCTTCCTCCACTAAGTAGATATTCATACACACCTTCTACAAAATAGGGATGAGTAGAATCATTATCAAACATTGTAAATATATTGTCTACATATTTTGTAGCTACACTATCTGCATCTATATAAGCTACAGAGGTGGCATAATTCAATAGAGCATCTCTAACAATAAGTGGACGTTGTATCAACAGCTTATACACTTTATCATCCTTTCTATCTATATATTTCTGTTTATGAATGACATCTACATCACATTCCCAATTTATTGTAATAGCTCCATCAACCTTTAACTTAGAATTAAGCATGTAAACAATAATAGGAACATCACTAAATGTTTTTATAGATTGTACACACGATAACACTGTATCAAAATAAGATGCATTTGCATATAATACATATGCTTTTTCAAATTTTATATTAGATGACATATAATAATTGGTTTTTATTCATCAAATGTAAAAAAATATTTGTTATTATCAAAAGTAATACTTAGCTTTGTTACTCATAGTGTAGATTGCCTTTTTACACATAATACTAAACCCCCCAAATTAAAGATGACAAATAATAACGCTGACTTGGCGACCGCAATAAGTGTATCAGGAGCAATGTTAAGCATTGCTGATATACAACCAATAGTGACTTTAATAGCTTCTCTAATTGCTATAATTAGTGGAATTTTTGCCATTAGGTATTACATCAAAGCAACTAAAGGAATAAAATGATAAAGAATGGAATAATATTTATTTTGATTTTATTGTCTTGTTTTTTGTTTAAAATTAGAATTCCAAAAAGCACAGTGACTAAAACTAAAATAGATACTGTTTTTACTGTTAAAACTTTTACTAAACACACTAAAGGAGATAGAATACCTTTTAAAGTTTTAGATACTGTCATCACCAATGTTTATATAGATAAACATGACACTACATTTATTATCAAAGACTACAATCAAGCTAAGGAGTTTACTGATAGCATCAGACAAGATAGTAACCTCTACGTTATCAAAGATACCATCAGCCAAAACAGAATCATCGGCAGATCATTCCAATCCAAAATCCAAGAAAAAATAATAACAATTACAAACAATATACAAGACAAACCTAAAGCTGCTCTGTATATAGGCATAAGAAGCGATGTGAGTATAGACTATAACAATATAAATCACAACATCACATTAAGTCTAAAGACACGTAAGAAAGGTTTATTTAATGTTGGTTATGGAATGAGTGGTTATTCAGTAGGTTATGCAATAAAGTTATAAAGATAACATTGGAAAATTTTATAAAAAACTTCTTGAATGGAGGATGGGTAGTATTGCTAATCGGTGCAGCTGGTATGGTTGCTCGACTTGTTACAACAACCGAAAATCAATCTGGAGTTGATGTAATCAAGAAGATGATAAGTGCAATGATAGCATCTTTAATTGCTTGGTTTGTAATGGAACAATTTGAAATAAACTCTATGTACAAAGCTATTACTTATGGACTAGTTGGGTTAAATAGTCCTGAGATAATAAATGGGGTGTTAAAAATAAGTGGGCAATTTGCAGCTGATCCTATGTCTTTTTTAAAAAAAGAACAACCTAAACCAACAAGAAGAAGGAAATGAAAAATATATTACTAATTATACTAA